ATCAATTGCTAGATATTCACCGACATATGATCCATATATTAATGCTCATGAAGAACATTTTAGGTGGAAAGTTGCAAGGGCTATGGCTAATCATAGTCCTGAAGCGTTAAAAAATTGTGAATTTACAGTACCTGAATCTATACCTTATTATTTTGATAAGGGTCATAAATGGCCGTATTCATCAGGTGCTCCATTTATTTCTTCACAATATAAGAAAAGAGAAGCATTGTATCGTGCTGGTTATACTCATCAATTAATTAAAAATGCTTGGAAATTATGGCAAAATGGTGAATATCCTAATCAATTTTATCACGCATTTGTAAAAGCTCAAGTTGTTAATCTTAACAAATTATTGCACAATAAACCTATTCGTACTGTCGTATCACAAGACTTAGCATCATATTTTTTAGACCAAATTGTTCAATTGGAGAGGAATAAACGGATTACATGGCGAACTACAAAAGTTGGAACGGGTATGATCTTAAACCAAAATATGATGCAACTTTTTGATGATATGCGTATTATTCAGGGAAAGGGTGGACATATTTTTGAAGTTGATGGTAGAAAGTTTGATAGTAAAACAAGACAAGAGGTATTTGACGTGTTAAGTAAACTTATTTATTTTGGATTTGAGCATAAGGGGGGCGATATTGCCAATAGAGCTCAATCTGTAATGGCTGGTAAATATAAAAAAATGGGTGATTCTTGGATTATTGGTATAACTGAACATGATACTGTTGGAATAACTATAACTGTGCCTACTAAAGAAATATTACATAATTTATTACACAAATATCCTAATGAATTTATTCATATTACTGACCCTTCTAATCTTCCTAATCATGGGCCAAAAATTAATCTAATTACACAGAAAGAGTTCATAGATCAAAAGGAAAATTGGTTTGCTAACATTAAAATTAAATCATCAGGTTTGGTTAATCCACATTTATCTAGCGATATTAATGATGATATAAATATTAATGCTGCTAAATACAATAATAAACAATTAGCAATTATTGCTCCTATTGGTGCGGGGAAATCAACATTTACAAGTTTATACCCAGGGGATGTTATAGATATTGATGACCTTGTTGATGAAACTAGTCCTTATTTAATTGAAGCAAGGAAAAAAAATGATTTTAGTACTATTAATGAGATATATCATAATGCAGTTAAGAAAAACTTAAAAGAAACTAAATTAGAACGTAAAATACTTATGTGTCACAGTAAAAGTCAGCTTCCAGAAGATTTTTACGTCATTGGCACAAATTCCCCAAATATTCCATTCCCTTTTAAAGAGAAATGGAAGGAACAATTATCCTTAGATCATAGGCAAAGTATTGCAGGAGAATCAAATAAGTATGATGAATACTTTATGTTAGATTCTAACCAAACATTTGACCATAAATTTGAAGAAATC